AACGGATTTAATCCGTTACCTTATAAAATCCTTTAAGTAATCTCCCGGGGTAAGATGGTTTCGACAAGATAATCTAATATTATCAAATCAACCGTCAGGTGGCACCTTTCTTTATCTAACTCCCTGAAAGGGAATAAGTAAATGATAGGTGATATCCTAATCTATTAAACAACAATGAAAACAAATATAAAATTTATTTCCAAAGTTGTTCAATCTCGATTAAGCTCTATCCCTAACATGATATCGCTAAGTAACAAGCAATTGTTACTTAAGGTTCTTCACGGTTATGCTTGGAAATTAATTTCCGTAGCAACCGGGAAAACCAAAGTTACACCTCGACTTAGAAGATTTAATAAGTTTATTACACTTGTTTTTCGTGTGTACACTCATCATGGGTCTTCTTTTACCATTAAATGGTTAAAAGCATCTCATATGGCTGTACAGAAGAAAATATCATCAGTACCATTTAGATCGTTACGAGAAATCGAACCAGATTTACCTTTACCTAGATTAGTTAATGGTTTACCTTCTTTTATTGGTACTATGGATAGATCTGCTATTAGAGCAGGTCATCCTGGTACTATAAGATTATGGTTAACTATTTTAAGTATATTCCGGATCCTTGAAGGACCTGGAAAACTTAATTTAGGAACTATTACTAATCCATTTAAAGGTGATGAAAGTGAGATTAACAGATTATCTTATATCTTTAGTGATATTATTAATTTTAATAATTTACATAAAGATATTAGAGTCTTATCTGCCGATTATATGATAAAATCTTTATCATCTGGACCTAATACACCTGTAGCTTCTTTCGGTTTATTAACCGATGCTATAGCGTGGGCTAAGTACGATGATGTTTATCAGTCTTTTAGAGATTATTGTTTAATAACTAAAAGTCCGTTAATCAAAAGATTGAATCTATACATTGATTGGGCTTATAATGCCTTACATGCTCACGGAACTGATTGGGTTCTTCGTTCAAAATCTATTAAAGATTTTGACGATCTCCGTTTAGGGAAGTTAGCTTTTAAGGTTGAGCCTGCTGGTAAGATCAGAGTATTTGCTATTGTAGATATATGGACCCAATCATTATTTAAGCCTCTTCATGATACCTTATTTGGTATCTTAGAGAAACTACCTAATGATGGAACTTTCAATCAAGATCTCTCTTTTAAGAGAGCTAGAGAGAAAGCCATTAAGTACAATTGTGCTTACTCTGTTGATCTGTCAGCCGCTACCGATAGATTACCTATAAAACTTCAATCTAAATTATTAGATATCATGTTTAATAATGATAAAATTGGTAGTTTATGGGCTTCTATCTTGGTAGATAGACCTTACTATATAACTGATAAACGGTATGGTAACGATGGTAATTATAAAGATAATTATCATTATTATTCAACTGGTCAACCGATGGGAGCTCTTTCGTCGTGGGCTATGCTTGCTTTAACTCATCATTTAATTGTACAATCTTGCGCATTTAGGGTATATTATACCCGAAAATGGTTTGATAAATACGAAATATTAGGTGATGATCTAGTAATTTTTGATAAACTGATATATGAAGAATATATCAGAGTTATGAAAATTCTAGATGTAGGCGTTAACCCTTCTAAATCGTTAGTGAGTGAATCTCTAACTGCTTTAGAATTTGCGAAGAGGACTTCCTTAGGAAGTTTTGATGTCTCAGGGATATCTTGGAAACAAGTTATCTCGGAAGATTCTCCTATAGGTAGAGTAAATTTTGCTCTACACTATTTGAAGAAAGGATTTATAACAAATCCATCAATACTTTGGAAAGCATTGACAGATAGCCGTAACGCTAGTTTTAAAATAGCTCTTAAGAATAAATATCTTAAGAGTTATTTTGAAAACAGTGTTGTAGGTTTGATAGGAGGTTTTATACCTAGTGGTATAGTCTCGCTAACATCCGTAGTTTCATTACTTGTCGATCCTCATGATGAGGGGTGTGAACAGATGGAAAATCCATCTATCCCACTTGCAAGTGCTTTACGGTATTTATTTGAAATAGTAAATAGTGGAAGTACTTCTGAGGTTATTCCTAGTCTTTCTTCTTTTGAAGATAGAAAAGAAATCGCCGAAGAAGAGGTATTGCCATATATGGCAGATACCATCTTGCGGGAAGCATTAGCTCGTATTACAATCTTTAAAGATTGTTATGACGAGAAATTAAATGCCTTCGCATCCTCCATAGTGAGGGAAGACTTTGTTAAAGACTTTTCTCCTGTTGAAATAGCTCAATTGAGTTCTATTTCTCAAGAGACCTTACTCCGAGATCAAGATCCTGAAGATTTATTTGATGAAATTTTTAATTTCTCATATAAACTTCGATCTGATTTACCGAGTATGGAGAAAGCTTTATATTATTCTAATAAAGTAGATAATTTTATCTCTTATTTAGATATAAATAAAGACTCTAAAGCCTTTAAAGTCAATGAAATACCTAAATTGGTACGTGATGTCGCCTCAGCGGGTAAAATAAGTGGAACGCCTTATTGGACGTTACTAAGTCGGATGTAACCGTAACATGTTACGATAAACATACTAAACTTCTTATATACCATACTGAAACGAATTATTATAGACTAACGGTGATCCGAAAGGAAATACCCTCTCTGAGTCTTATAGCAACCTCTTCTAACAAATGTTGTTATACAGAGTGATCTATAATCATTCTTATAAGTTGGGGATCTTAACAGTGAAACAACCTCTATGAGGTATGACTGTATAAGGAGTATCGGTGATTGAACGCTTTGATTCTATGAACCAAAGAACTCAATTACGATCGTCTATCACCCGGTCGTTATAAAATAAATAACTCAG